GGAAATGCCCCCGTATGAGTAATTACGACAAGAAAAACGGAATATTAACTGATAAAGAAAGAACAGATGAATCTAAATGAACTGCGCGACCGCGCCTATAAAACCGCTTGCAACCACGGTTTCCACGATGAAGAATTGAGTAACGAACATTGCCTTTGCCTTGTAATATCCGAGCTTATGGAAGCCGTGGAAGCGGATAGAAAGGGAAGATTAGGAAAGAAATGTAAATCACGTTTTGAAATGGACTATAATCGCTATCCTGCATTAGTGGAAGAAGAAAAGCGATTTAAGTGTTCCTTTGAAAAGAATGTAAAAGATACACTTCCCGATGAACTTGCCGATGCAGCTATACGCCTGCTTGATTTGTGCGGATTGCGTAAGATAGACATTGAGGACTTTACGGAAGAAATGCTGTACGAGGCAGAGGAAAGTTGCAATGATGAGACCTTTACAGAAAGTGTATACGCTATATCCACAATTCCCATCAGATATGAGTATGAATACGACTATCCATTAGGAGGGCAATTAAACAGCATGCTATTGGCTATTTTCGGGCTTGCTAAACATTTGGACATAGACCTTATATGGCATATCAATCAGAAGATGAGATACAATGAATTGAGAGAAAACAAACATGGAAAAAAGTATTAAACATTTCCCGTTACGTATAGACTGCCGTACAGTCATATATGTAACAAAAGATAAGCTTACCCCTGAATATGCAGAGAAGAAGCGAAAACTATTCAATTCTATTTCAGCGATTGAAAAGAAGGGTGGAGGATACCGGGTAACAGTTGATGTCGAAGAAGTAAGGGAACTTGTTGTCAGCGGTATGCGCCTGAAAGATATTGCAAAGAAATTGGGAGTGAGCAAAACTACTGTTGATAACTATATAAAGAAGTATGATTTGAGAAATGGAAAAAGATGAAACAGTTTGGACTGATGCGAAATGTGCAGCCCTTCGAGTTGAGTTCCTTACCAGCCGTGAGGAACTCTTTTTGTATGCAAAAGCCATCTATTCCGCTATGATATGGGGTAGGGAGGTGAACGAGCAAAATCAGATTATTCAGGAAAAGAATAACTCTGTAAAATAAAAAAAGGAGAACCAAGCGCACGACCACTCAATCCTCCCTCACACGATTATGATGCAAATATACTATTTACTTTTAAAATAATCGTGTTATGGAGTTGGATTTTAACAAAATCATTCGTCTTAAAAAGATTCGTATCGAGAAATCAGAACTTTCAGAGGAAGAAAATGCCTTAACCGCTCCGATTTTGAGAGACAAAAGCCTTATCCATGAAATCTACAAAATATTCATTGAGTTGCTGAATGAGAGAGGATGCCCACCGAATATTGGCAGTGTGACCCAGCGGAAAAAATTCATTTTCATTATCCTGTATCTGTTTTCTCCAAGCTCGCTTGCTGGTGGAAAAATGACAGCAGGGTTACGACCTGAATTAGCAAGGGTTCTTGGTGTTCAATCAGAATGTACCATTTCCGACAACTGCGCTGATGTCGTGTTTTTGTATCAGAACTATGGGGATTTCAGTGGGGATATAGAGTATCTTTACACCGAAATCGTAAATCAGTTAAGAATCAAAGGGCTAATCAATTAATGAGCCGGAGTTTAGTGCTCCGGCTTATTTCTCTTAAAAAACTTTTTTGCGACAATCACCCGATTGTCGTACATAGTAGATAACTATATTTGCTTGTCCTTGGTTATGATAGTACCTTTGAATAAATAATAGTTCAAAGGTGTTTTTATGCAAAGAGCCAAGATAGATATATCAAAAGTAATCCCGAATGAAGGCCAAATAGAAGGACTTCCGAGAAATCCCCGTTTTATTAAAGATGAGAAATTTCGTAAGTTGTGTCGTTCTATTCAGAATCTTCCTGAAATGACGGAAGCGAGGGATATTCTTGTATATCCATACCAAGGGGAATACGTTGTCATTGGCGGCAATATGCGCTTGCAAGCTTATAAGAATCTCGGATGGAAAGAAGTGCCTTGTTGTGTCTTGCCTGAAAATATGCCAGTGGAAAAGCTTCGGCAGATTCTTATCCAAGACAACAATCCTTTTGGTGAGAATGATTGGGACGCTTTGGCTAATGAATGGGATAGCCTTGAATTGGAAGAATGGGGCTTTGACGTGTGGCAAGAATCGAAAGAGAAAAAACCTAAAACCAAATCCTCTAAAGAAATATCCGAAGAGGAAATAAAGGAACGGCCGGATTTCTTTGCCGCCATGTTGGGTGACCGAATATATGACAGCAATAATGAGTTTGACATACCTAACTTGCGCCTTGACCACCAGCCTACAAGTGGGTTGCTTCTGCCTTTCGCCGGATGGGGAGCGGACACAAGAGCCAAGAAAGGCATTTCTACCTATCATTTCTACGTGGAGGATTACCGTTTCACCAACATTTGGAATAATCCCGTTTCAGTATTGGATAGTGGTTGTACCGAACTGGTAGAGCCTAACCTGTCTTTGTTCGATACTACACCGATAGCCTACGGGTTACAGCAAATCTATATGAAGCGTTGGATTGCCCGTTTTTGGCAAGAGTGTGGAGCAAAAGTCTATACTGACCTAAATGTGGCACAAAAGTTTTACAAGTATAATCGTTTGGGTATTCCTGATGGTTACAACGCTTTTGCCACACGTGGTTATGCCGATAGGCAAGAATATCTGAAGCTGGAAATACAAATCGCCCGTGAAATATCAGGCAGGGATAATCCGAACATGATAGTTTACGGCGGAGGTAAGAAGATAAAGGAGCTATGTATGCAGAACAATGTGCTTTACGTGGAGCAGTTCATGGCTAATAGGGTTAAGAAAGGGGGTAAAAATGGCTAAAACGGCAGGTGGAGTAAGAAATAAAACTTCGTCTCGGATAAATAGTTCTAAAGTAATGACGATGGCGCATAAATTATATAGGCTTTATGGTGGAACAATGTCTTTTTCAGAAAGCATAAAACAATCTTGGAAAAGCTATGGCTATGGCAGTGGAGCGGTAACTACTGATTATAAAGCGGGCGCTAATAAGTCTTATCTTGATAAAATAAAAAAGGCGTATAAAGATTTGAAACCAGCTCAAAGAAGTTCTTATGATGATTTATCTATACCGGAATCTGCGTTTTACACATCTAATAAAAGGGGGCGTTTCGGAAGTAAGTTTGTTGGTGATTAAAAATATAAGTTATGGCTAAAACAAGTGGAGGAGCTAGAAGTAAAAGTTTACCAAGAAGTAGCGGGGGCAATTATCAGGCATCCGTTGCAGTGGAAAACCGTCAAGGAGAAACAAGATGGTTGCAAAAGAATTTCCGTACACAAAAGCAAGCAGAACAATGGATTGACAGAGTAGCTTCCCGTTTCGACAGTCCGGCTAAATCCGGCTTTGCAACTACAGCAGCTATTGATAAAGATACAAAGCGTGGCACCCAATATGATATTTACAACCGTGATTTGGCTCGTGAGTTTGAAACAAAGGATAAACGAGAGTTTAGAGCTGGGCGTGGTGGATATATTGGTAGAAGATAAATATGGCAAAGACTTCGGGCGGTGTGCGTACATACAAAAGCGGAAGTTCCACTTATCGTAAACGACAAGCGGAAGTTGAAGCCATGCAACAAAGTGGTAAGTATTCCAGTGTTGAGCTGGGCAAAGGTGGTGGCTATGTGGCTATCGAGAAAAGTTCAGCAAAACACAAGCCTGAAGAATTGGAAGCAGCTCGTATCCTTGCCAATAAAGGGTATAAAGTAGTTTTGAAAAATGAAAGTGGAATGAATAAGACACCTGACGGATATTTATTTACTGCTTCATTTGAACAGAGAACCCCAATAGGAAATACCGCTAAGAATATTAGGGCTTCTTTATATCATGGTAGAGATAAGAAAGCTGATATACCAGTACTTTATATGAAAGGGAATGGACACACACGGAAAAGTGTCGAAGATGGGATAAGGTATTTTGAAAGTTCAAGCAAATATCGTTTTAAAGAAATGATAATAGTTACACAAAATGGTAAAATACATCGGCATAAGCATAACTCTTGAAAAAGCAACGGTCACTGACTTACGCTGCTACCTTACCCGATAGGGAATGTCCTATTAAGCAACTGGGGGGCTGTCAGTTCCCGACCCAGACTATAAGTATGATGCAAAGATACAAACAATAAATGGATAATTATAAAATCAACCGTTAAACAAGCGTTTTGGCAGGAGAATACGAACATATAAAAGGCAAAGGCAACCGCTTTTCAAGCACCAACCAGCCAGCAAACCGTGGCAGGAAGCCCAAGTTGTACACTATCGCAAAGAAAGCGTATAACGTATCACGTGAGGAATGGAAGGAAGTAAAGCTGTACTTACTTCAGTGTACTCCGAAAGAAATTGATGAAATCATAGATAAGAAAGATACCCCCATGTGGGTACTAATTCTTGCTCGTGGATTGAAGCGTAATGCAGCAAAGGGTATAACTGACGTATTGGATGGAATGGAAGATAGATTATTTGGGCGTGCGCCTATTGCGCAAGAAGATGACGCCGACATTCCTACCGACATAGACCACGGAATCAGTATTGATTCTTGGATTAAAGACAAGCTGAAATGATAGTACCTCAAGAAATTTACCATCCATTATATGAGGATAAGGAAAAATTTATAATTCTTATCACCGGTGGGCGTGGTAGCGGAAAGTCTTTCAATGCTTCTACCTTCATAGAACGGCTGACTTTTGAAATGACTCCCGTAGAGAAGATTGTGCATCAGATTCTTTACACCCGTTACACGATGGTTTCTGCCGGTATGTCTATCATCCCCGAAATGATGGAGAAGATAGATTTGGACGGTACCACGAAATATTTCAAGACCACAAAGACGGATATAGTCAATAAGATGACTAAGAGCCGTATCATGTTCCGGGGTATCAAGACTTCTTCCGGGAACCAGACAGCAAAACTGAAATCCATTCAAGGCATTACGACTTTCGTCTGCGATGAAGCGGAAGAGTGGACAAGCGAAGATGAGTTCGACAAGATAATGCTCTCCATCCGTAAGAAAGGGATTCAGAACCGGATTATCATCATTATGAACCCGTGCGATTCCAATCACTTCATCTACAAGAAATACATTGAGAAAACTCACAAGCTGGTAGAGATTGACGGTGTGCAGGTTCA